GCTCGGTCTCTTGGGTGGTGCTTATAGCACCACCGGCGGGGGTACTCTTAACGGTACTTCTGCAGCAGATGCGGTGAAGAACAACACCACCGGACCTATCACAAGGTTCATGGTGTATGGCGAGGACGCGACGTGAGAAACGGCTCTGCTTTGTTGGCAGGGTCTCTCGCGTGCTCCCTTTTTGTTCTAGCAATCGGTATGATTCTCTGGCTCCTTCTTGGAGCTATGAAGTCACCGATTTGCCATGTTCAAGAGAGCGCGTCTTATGGTCCTCGGATGGAGAACGGATCTACGTAGATTTGTTCTTCATTTGCGGGCTCGGGTAACCGAGTCCGCCCGTGGGCCTCCTGATAGATAATTTACATGTGAGGTAGACTCCTTATGAGTAAAAGCAATAAACGCTGGGATAGATGGATCTATCCTCTATCGAAGGACGCAGACGAAGCGTTCTGTTCCTTGGTGGCTGCAGATCTGCGCAGCAGCGGAATTTACTCAGACTATCTGAGTGAATTGGTCCATAAGGGTGACATTCTAAAGGTCGTGATGTTCGATATCCCAACGGATATCGGGTTAACCGACTTTAGGGGTGCACATCAGATTAAGGCTCTTTTTTCGAAGAACCTAGATCTGGACCTAGGGCTTAATCCGCTGAAGGCAGGTGTGGAGGCCGCGATTGCGGCCGAACTGCAGTGCCGGAGGGTGAATGAATACTTCGGCTCGCTTTGCCCCTATGGGGGCGTCCAGCAAGTGATATCACTTGCTAGATTGAAAATTAAGCGAGTCCTAGGAAAGGTACCCACCCTCGACAGTCTCCGATTCCGTTTCGGGCCCGGAGCTTCCACGACAATAAAAAGATCTGCTGCTTGCTTTGAAAACAAGCTTGCAGGTCCCTTAGTGTGTAGTGAGGATATGTTACCCGTCGTTCGCGAGGTATTGCAATTGTTCCCAAACTGGTCCAAGCATCATGCTGGATCAACTTGGGGTCCTGTGTCACTATGTGGTGATGAGGATCTTGAGGTTGGGGGCTCCTGTAATGTAGTAGTAGACACGGCAAAGCTTATCTTCGTCGCAAAGAACGCGAAGACCCATAGGCCAATTTGCGTGGAGCCGCTTTTAAACGGGTTCATGCAGTTGGGTCTTGGTGGGTACCTCAAAGAGAGGCTTCGCGTCCATGCTAAACAAGACTTGAGTGATCAAACGAG